GAGCCGAGCGGGACCGTCGCCTGCAAGCCTCTGACACCTACATGCTGCTGGACAGGCAGGGCATCCAAGCGCCGGAGAGCGGCAAAACCTTTGCGGCTTGGCTGGCCTTTTTGCAAGGGCTGGCGCAGATGCTGTCCGGGGCGTGGGCGGCATACCGGCAGGCGCTGCGGGACTTGCCCCAGCAGCCGGGATTTCCGTGGCAGGTGGAATGGCCGGCAGAGCCGAGAACGCAGGAAGGAGATGAGGCGAATGAGTAAGACAACCGCCGTAGCAACCGGCCGCGTGATAGGCGCGGACGGACAGGTAGTCAACCTGGTAGATGTGCTGGGCGGCGATATGCCCGTGAGCGACGCACAGTATGACATCGACCAATACGCGCCCCATAGTGGCTTGGTGCTGGGCGAAGATGGGAAGGCGTATGACCTGCCGCGCATGTTAGCGAACATGGCCATGGGGTCGGAGGGCGGGCAGGCAAGTGCAGAGAAGGACAGGGTGGTAGCAGAAGCGGCTCGCGTCAGCGCAGAACAGCAGCGCGTTTTGGCGGAACAAGGCCGTGTCACCGCCGAACAGCAACGCCAGACGGAATGGAAAGAGATGGAGGCAGAGGCCGCGCAGATGTACAGAAAGCGAGAGATTGATGAGCTATTTTCCTGCCTCTTTCACGGCGGCGAAAACTACTCCAACACGATGAAGGCATATTTTGCTGCCAATGGTGCTGCCATCCGCAATGACCTGACTGACATCGTGGAGGGCTGGTACAAGCTGGGCCGCAACGGCTGGACGGGCGGCACGAGGTTCGACGCTCCCGACAAGTCCACCGCATCAACAGGTACGAAGCTGGGCGACAACTTGGGCATGGTTTGCCAACCGTCTACCAACACCGTCGCTGGCCGTGATGACTATGCCACGCTTCCTCTGTTCGCCGTGACCGACTGCAACTGGGAGCTTGACAGCAGCGGCAAACGGCACATCACCGCCATCAAGGGCATCGCCAGCGCGAAGCCGTTTGTCACGAATGACCCGGCCCGCCCGGTGGGTGTCCTCCAGATGGCTCCTTGGTGTAAGTACGAGGAGGACGAGAACGGCTATGCGTACTGGTTCACCGACCAGATGTACGCAGACGGCTATTACCCGATCCCCGAATCCGTCGATCTGGACGGTACGGTGCATAGCTGGGTGGTGCATGCGAAGTATGGCCTTGGCGACGCATACTCCAGCATTGCCAATGTACCCATCCGCGTGTGGGATGTCAGCCACAACGGGCAGCGCACGGCGATCCCGAAAGCGTTCGGTGCCAATAGTCGCTACTGCGGCAAGTGCTCCTGCGACGATGCCTGGATGAAGCTGCATGTGTACATCAAGTACGCCAGCCTGACCCTGGACGGCATCATGAACGGATGCTGCTCGTACTACAACGCGAACAAGCACCCTGCGGTCGCGGAAACCGGGGTCAAGAGAATCATCGTCACCGTCGCGGAGGGGAATGCCTTGCTGGTCGGCAGTACGATCTGCATGGGCACTGGCAACTATGGCGGCAAAGCTGCCCAAGTCTCCGTCGTGGATCGCCGGAAAATCACGTCGATCGAGGACATTGAAATCGGCGGGACTGCCTACAAGGCTGTCTACCTGGACGTTGATGCAACCTTCGACACGACCGTCGATCTGATCTGGACGACCATGCAGTGGTGTACCGGCAGCACCGACAATGTGCTTGGCAATGACGGCTCTCCGTACTCCAACACATCCAGCAAGGAGCCGTACAAGCTCCAGGGCATCGAGCAGAGCTACGGCTGCTATGAGGTGATGGGAGATACCATCCTGCGGTACAAAAAGACGGACGCAGGCTGCGTCCTTGCCGCTTGCGTGTGTCGGGATGCGACGAGGATTGCCACCAATGTCACAGCCGATTATCACGAAACTGCCTATCATGTTGCTTGCCCTGCAACCAACAGCTGGCAGTATATCAAGCGGCTTGGCTTTGATTCCAAACTGCCGGAGTGTATGTTCCTGTCAGAGATTGGTGGCACGTCCGCTACTCACACACGCGATGCAGTCTATATCCTGGCTGATAGCACAAGCGCGTATGAGTGGCTGGCCCTCGGCTGCCTGAGCGGCGGGCTGGCGAGCGCGGGCCTCTCCTGCGCGGGCGCGTACTACGGGCTCGGGAACGCGAGCTGGCTCTTCGGCGGGCGGCTTTCTGCAAACGGTTCCAGGGGTGAATGGGCGGCGTAAGCCGACCAGAGGGGTCTCCCCCTCGTAACCCTTGAAATAGCTGCGGCGCACAGCATCTGCGTCAAAGGGTTGTATGGTACGCTCGTCGGGTGTAGTGGCTGGCCCTCGGCAACCTGAGCAACGGGCTGACGAACACGGGCCTCTCCTGCGCGAACGCGAACAACGGGCTCGGGAACGCGAACTGGAACATCGGCGGGCGGCATTCTGGAATAACTTCGGTGTAGATGCCGAAAGGCATTTGCATATAAACGGCCATGCAGTCCTCACTTCGGTGAAAATGTGTACAACCAGCGCGGTATGAGGAAGCATACCGAGGCACCCAGAATGATGGGTGTTTGGGGTTAGTAGCGATGAAAGCTCGAAAGCCTCCGTCATCCAGAAGGAAAATTCGGGCATGAGAACCTATTGCAAAAGAGCAAACCCAACCAATGTGGAATACATCATTCCAGCAGTTTGGGACGCATTCAAAAAGAAGTGGATGCGGAATGACTACAGTACGCTATTCCAGCAATACAGCGGATTGTCCCGGGAAGATGTACGCCGTATCATCCTCATGGACGGGTATGCCATGTACAACGAAAGGCTGCTGCCTGGCATCCGCAGGATTGCAGAGGAGTGCGTCGGGCGAATCAAGGCCAAACAGCTTGACCTGGAACCTGTTCACTATGAAGAGCGGCGCGACCCCGGTAGCGGAAAGCTGCGGCTGGTGGGCATTGAAACGCCAATGCACCAGGTGATGGAGCACGTTGCAGTGCATTGCCTCAAAGAGCTGTTTGAAGCCAAAATAGAACCTTGTCAGCATGCGTCCTTGAAAGGCAGAGGGCCGATCAAGGGTGTGCGTACCATTGTTGGGTGGGTCGAAAGTGACAACGGGAAGGCCTGGTATTGCCAGCAGAAGGGCTACCGAACCACGCGAAGCACGGAATATTACATTCAGGGCGATGTGAGAAAGTGCTATCCAAGCATGCGGCGGGAAGTAGCCATGCAGCTGCTGCGGCATGACATATCCAAGAATGACACGCTCCTGTGGCTGGTGGATGAACTGCTCAAAATGCACCAGCATGGATTCATTATTGGCAGCCTGTTGTCCCAATTTCTTTGCAATTACATCATGTCCTTTGCCATCCGCGAGGTATACAGCATGGCCAAGATTCGCCGCGACAAGCGCATCAGGCTCGTCCTGCACCAAATCTGGTACATGGACGATTTTCTTTTGACTGGCCCGGATGCCAGAAACCTAAAAATGGCGTACACCAGGCTATCAAAATTCTTGTCGGACAGGTTTGGACTGCAACTGAAGCCAGCGAAGGTACGCAGTTGGACGGAAAAGCCACCTGACATCATGGGCTATGTCATCCATGCTGACGGCACCATCACCATCCGCCCCAGGAATTACTTGAAAGCCAGAAGGGCTTACACCCGCGCCGCTGGTGACAGGTCCCTCAGTTTGGCTCAGGCACAGCGGCTTGTCAGCTACAAGGGCTTCTTTGTAGGCAGCGATTGCACCCTTGCAGCCCAGGCGCTACACGTTGCCCAAACGGCAAAGCGGGCGCAGAAACTCATTTCCGATGTTGCAACAGGGAGGTTGATACCATGTATATCCCGGTCGTCCAATACAGCGCAGAACCCAGCGCCGTCACACGGCTGATTCACCCGGACGGCGTTGCCGAGTACCGTCTGACGCGCAATGTTGTCCACGAAAAGGACAACGAAAACAACGATGTGATCCAAGGCGAAGAAGTCTACTTCGAGATTGCTGCCGGAGCCGAGCAGCCGTCTGCGGCGGATATCGAGAAGGACTTTGGCGCCTATTGGCTCAGCGGTCTGAACTGGCCCGCCCAAGGCGACGCGCCGAAGACCGTGGAAGAGAGGCTCGAAGAAATCGAGGCCGATAACGTGACAGCGCTGGAGGGCATCGCCGAGCTGTACGAATTGCTGATGCAGTAAAGGAGGAGCCAAATGGTCAATGTGTATGTCAGGCTCATTCAGAAGGGGCTTCGGACGCTTGAGGACGTACCTGAAAAGCTCCGCGGGGCTGTTGCTGCTGCTCTGGCAGATTTGGAAGGAGGTGAATGATATGGCGATGGTCTATGCAACCCTGATCATCAAGGGCCGTCGGACGTTTGATTCCGTGCCACAGGCGCTGAAGGAGCAGGTGCGCCAAATCCTGGTTGACTGCGAGTGCGGCCACCTGTGCGGTGATGAGACCCATGAGTGATCTGCAATTGATTGAGCGCCTGTGTGAGCTGCTTGACCAGGCGCAGGACATCATCCGGCAGCAGGCGGCGCTGCTGGAAATGCACGGCATTGCCACCGATGACGGAGCGCTGGAAGATAGCCGCGCAAAGCTGCTGTCAGATGTGGAGGAAAGCATTTAAGAAGCACTACTTGCACACATTTCGGAAGGAGAAAAACATGACCGTACAAGCATTTTTGCAGAAGGTGCTGGAGATTGAGGCTGAAAAACCTGTCTACAAGCTGGGTGGCAGCGGCAAGGACGGCACCTGCGATTGCATCGGCCTGGTGATTGGTGCTCTGCGCCGGTCCGGCGGCAAGTGGACGGGCATCCACGGCAGCAACTGGGCCGCTCGCCATGAGGTGGACGACATGCGGTGGACATCCACCAGCGAGCTGCACCCGGGCGAGGTGGTATTCAAGGCACGTAAGCCGGGGGAAGCAGGGTATAACCTCCCCTCCCGGTACGCTGGTGACGTGGACGATAACGACTACTACCATGTGGGCGTGGTGTACTCCACGAATCCCCTGGTGATTATCCACTGCACGGGCCCCGGCGTGATTCGGGACACCAAGCTGGGTGCCTGGAAGTATGTGGCGCGGCTCAAGCAAGTGACGCTGGACGGCAGCGCCACCTCTGACCAGCAGGAGGGCAAGCCGGAGGAACAGCCGAACGAACATCTGGACAGCGGTGCCATCCTCTGGCGCGGTCGCGTGAAGACCAGCAAGGGCAACGGCATATCCCTCTGGGACAGCAACGCCAAGAAATGGGCGCGGAAGCGCGTCCCCGATGGTGAGGTGGTAGCTGTGATGGGCAAGGCAGACAGCAAGGGATTTGTGCCTGCGCAGTACGGAGGGGTGCAGGGCATGGCGGACACGCGCTATCTTGTTCGCACGGACGACACGGCCCCGGAAAGCCCTCCTACCAAAGCATTGCGTTACACCGTGACCATCCGACACCTGGATGAGGGCACGGCTAACGCGCTGATGGCAGCCCATGCGGGGGCAGAAATCGAGGCGGAAGAAGCATGATCGAAGAAATCGTGAAAAGTGCCGTCTTGGCCATATTGACGGCGCTGGGCGGTTATCTGCTGGGTTACTGCCGCAATATCGGTAAGGCAACGAAGGCGATGCGCAAGGGTATGCAGTCCCTTTTGCGGGACAGGCTGCTCCAGGCGTATCGCTATTTCAGTGCCCGAGAATACGCCGAGGTGGAAGACCGGGAGAATTTCCGCAACATGTACGAACAGTACCATGCGCTGGGGAAAAACGGTGTCATGGACGATATCTATCGGCGGTTTATGGAACTGCCCTTGGAAAAAGAGGAGGAAAAGAACGATGAAGATTAACTGGACTGTGCGCTTCAACAACCAAAACTTTTGGCTGGCCATGATTCCGGCCTTTCTGCTGGTAGTGCAGACGGTGGCCGCGCTCTTTGGCTTTACCCTGGATCTGGGCGACCTGGGCAACAAGCTGCTGGATATTGTCAACGCGGTATTCACGCTGCTGACGATCCTGGGCATCGTCACCGACCCCACCACGAAGGGCGTAGGGGATTCCAACCGGGCGCTTGGCTACAGCGAGCCTTGGGATGATCTGGACTGACACCATATACCAGGCCGGGAGGCGCAACCCGTGCCTTCCGGCCTTTCTGCTTATCAAACTGCTGGAGTGCAACGGATGGCAAAAGAGCAAACCAATGGTTGGCCTTCATGTATCCCATGTGCAAGGGTTCGTGATGGCAAGGCTTTTGTGGACAATCTGAACCCACAGGAAATTCTTCCCGATTCTGTCTATTTATTGGACTGTTTGGAAGGCATAATAAATATAAAGGAGGAATCAATTGATCTGATTGCTACAGATCCCCCGTATTGCATCAACTACTCAACCAACAACAGGAAGGACAAGAGCCATGACTTTTGTTCTCCTATTCAGAACGACAACAACCCGGATATGATAAGCGCCTACATGAGGGAATGTTATCGCATCCTCAAACCGAACCATGCCTGCTATATGTTCTGTTCGCCGAAAACCTTGTGCTTCTTTACGGAGGCCGCAGAGAAAGCGCATTTCACCGTCAAAAACCGCATTGTTTGGGTTAAAAACAAATGGACAGCTGGTGACCTGAAGGCGCAGTTTGGGCAGCAATACGAGGTGATACTACTGCTCAACAAAGGACGTGCGCCCTTCTATGGCAAGCGAATTGGGGACGTTTGGCATTTCCCACGGGTTGCGGGAAACAAGCAGCTGCACCAGAATCAGAAGCCGTTGGAGCTGATGATACAATGTATCGAGAAACACTCGCAGGAGGGAGACGTGGTGTTTGACGGCTTCATGGGGAGCGGAACAACCGCAGTTGCAGCAATGCGGACAGGGCGGCGGTTTATTGGTTTTGAGATTGAGCCCAGGTACTGGAGAATGACTGCGGACAGGATCGAGCAGGAGGTTGAGATGAAGGAAAACGGCGTAAATTGATGGAGTGCAACGATGTTGCCTGATTGACTGAACTTTCATTCCGCGCAAATCAAAATACCGGGGGGCTATTATGCCTCCGGCATTTTGATGGTCAGGATGAACACCGTGCCTGTGATTAGGATTACGGGTTCGTACCTGAACGGTATTGTGGAGCTGTGAAAGGCTCCTTTTTATTTGTTCAAATAGATGAATAGCCCATCACTCAGAAAGCGTGCTTTCTGCCTACCGTTTTGCCTACCAGAGATGCTCAAAATACTCTAAAATCGCAGTCAAAATGCGTATTTTTCATGATTTCAAAAACGCATAAAAAAGCCCGAAACCCTTTCCGTGCAAGGGTTTCGGGATGTGAGCCCGGCGGGATTCGAACCCACGACCTTTTGATTCGTAGTCAAACACTCTATCCAGCTGAGCTACGGGCCCAAGGTGCTGTCAGCAGCCATGGCTCCTGACAGCTTTTATATCATATCACATGGGCGGGGGTTTGTCAACCACTTTTTTCAAAAAATATTGCAAATTCCCTCCGCCTAATCCACCTGCGTCAGGCCCTGCAAGCCGCATTCATCAGCTCTTCCAGTCCGTCCAGCTCACGCTCTGCCTCCGCCTGATCCGCGCCCTTGGCAAAGAGGTACGCCTTCAGTTTGGGCTCGGTGCCGGAGGGGCGCACAATGACCTTATGGCCGCTGGTCAGCTGGAAGGATAACACATCGCTGGCGGGCA